TATCAGTTTAAAAAGCTTTCTCTCAAGGATTATCCCGGCAATGTCTTCTTCCATTGAAAGGTTTTTAATAGCAAAACCATAACCTATGGTATCGAAACCAAGCGTATCTTTATACACACGATCCCGGAAACCTTCGTTGGCCTTAACAGATTCTTTTAAGCGTTCAATGTTCATTTGCCTTCAAACTCACGCATGACTGCTTCAACTTTTGCCACTGCTACATCATCTATCTTAGAAGGTGTCATTTTTACATATTTCTTCACGATATACATAACGAAGCCTGTGAGTCCTTTTTTCTTAAGCTTCCGATCTACCCATTTGCTGAAATAACTCATTTTTCCATTTCCTCATTTTTAGATTTCCCAAAATTGGCTCCAAGAAAGTTGATGAATTTTAATAATTGACTAACTATCTTATCATCTTTGGGATTAGGTGTCATCGTTGAGATAATTGCAAATGCCCCCACCACACTCGTAACAATTCCAATTACATTCTCCCAATTCTCACTGATCCATTCCATATTATTTTCCTTTATTTCGCATTTGTGAACATTATATCAAGCATATCTTTGATCTCTCCGATATCCCGCATGATGACCTCGATCTTGTAATCAATCAAATCCTTGTCAGCCTTCTCGTTTATTTTCTCATCAAGCTGTGAGAGCGTGGTGTTCATGGACCCCCAGGCAATCGCTATCGATACAACGATTGTAGCCATGACGATCAGGTTGCCAGTTGAGATGATGCCGCCGTTGATCTTCATTTTCTTAATAATCCGCCTTTGATCTCAGAACAGCTATCACTCAGATCGTTGAGTTCCGATAGAATCTGCTCGTGCCGTCTTGATGTTGATTCTTCTCTCTGATCCTTTTCGCGGTCAATTCTCGCCAATAACTTCAAGAGTATCGACTCAACGTTTGAGATGGTCGTTGATTGACCCCGGTTCTCAATTGCGAGATCGTCTAAAGCCTTATCTGAACTTGTCTGTCGCTTACTCTGTGATATAATCATGTAAACGAATAAAATTGTTATAATTCCGACAGCACCCGCCTGGAGGTAGTATTCAGCGAAAAATCCCATTTATTTCTTCCTAAAATATTTAACACAAACAAAAAAACAGAAAGCAAAGAACACTAAGATTATTATGAATCCATCCATGAGTGGGCTGTCATCCATAGTTTCGATTGAACCTATGGGAGTCTCAATTCGTATTTTCTGAGGAGGAGGCGGAGGAATATTTAGAGTATCTTTCATTCTATCCACACCGTCCAGTCATAACGATTATTTCCCGTTTATTCATCTGGTTCGGTCCAGGTTGATTTGGCGAGTTCAGTTAAAATCTCGCTGTGCGTATAGGTATCCATCCCATCAAATACGCTCGGTGTGTCGCCATCCCATTTCAGGATCGCTTTATTGCCGTCCAATGTTTTGCGTAAAGTATCTTTGGAAGTCTGGATGGCATTTGAAATCAATGTATTTAACTGACTATCACTGTAATCTGCCAGAGTGATGATCACCCATTTTCTTGTATCGTATCTGCTCATGATGGCACATCCGTTGAATAAGCTGGTCCATTAGTAAGCGTTCCTGTATTGGAATTAGTGGAACTGTCTGTTACTGAAGTGCCGGAACCTTCTTCAAATCGCCACCAGCCAACAAGATTCGATGAATTGCCGTCATCGTTCAGGTCTGCTGTGCCACGGGCCGAATACAGTGCGGCAACATCTCCGGCACTCAAGGCGGTGTTCCAGATTGCGACTTCGTCTATTTTTCCATTTGAATAAGTACTTTCCTGCCTGCCAATCCAAACATCAGCAGAACCATTGACCATAGAATCATAAGCACCATTACCACCACGACTATATCCTTGCTCAACTCCATTTACATATAACTTTATTCCTGTATTTGCACTTGTACCACCTACCCCATTATAAGTACAAGCCACATGATACCATATACCTGTCGTCAATGTTGAATCGGAATTAGTGTATTCATATACACCACTCTGATCCTCATCTATTAACAATACACCCAGATAACCTGAAGAATTAAGATAAAATTGCCATTCACCACTTGTACCATCAAGACCTTTAGACGCAATTCTAAAGTTTGCAGCAACATCCATCTTAATCCAAGCAGAAATACTAAAAGCTGAATCATCATCACCGTCACCAAAACTAAAAGCATTATCATCTCCTATTGCCACATAATCATCCGTGCCATCGAAATCCAGCGAATAATTGTTGGGTAAAGCACCTTTACCAAGAACCGATACTAATCGTGATGGAAACATTAGTCTTTTATGATGCCAAGTCTTATATCAATAGCATCAGCGGCTCTTGCCGTTCCTGTTTCTCTGATAACTCCGCCAACATAAACGCTTGTGGAAGTAGCCGATACACCAATCAGCGTCAGGCCAACATTCGTTTTCGTTGCTATCTGGCCGTTGATCATGTCCACATAAGAACCGGAACCGATATTTATTATTCCTAATATTCCATCTAATACCGTGTCAGCACAGGATACAGCCGCATCCAGTGTCCCAAGATTGGTTGAGTCCTGAGTAAATACAAGATCAATTTCAACCCCGGCATCTACCGATGTGTTGGTCTGGTCTATCAAACAAATGGAATGTAATAATGACCTCCCGCCTGGTACTGATACAGCGTTGGTTATTTCTACAGGATTGAACAGGACATCATTCGCGTCAATGGTTGATGTTTCAATAGTCGGTGTGACTGTGAGAATATCAACATCCATCTTCCCCAGCCGTTCGACAACAGCAAATTCTCTAATTTTTGTTTCAGCCATTTTGTTTCTCCTTTGCTACGATGCCTTGCCGAGCTTGGCAACTCTCATGGGCATCTTGGTTTTTTAATTAAGCTTTTGGCTTAGATGCGGTCTTTGGCTTTATTTCTTTAAATTTTGATTTCAACATCGCCAAATATTCCTTACTGTGGACCTTTGAATCATACGTGACCTTGTATCCACTTGGTTTTTCAAAATGTTTTACCATTTTATCTCCTTTATATGGGAGCGGCGTAATGCCGCCCCCATTACTTACGATCTGTTTCAGTTAATGATTATGAAACATCCGATGTTAATGACACTGCGAACAGGTCTTTGATCATCGTTTCGCCCCAGAATCCCGTCCCGACATATTCTGTCAAACGAGCAGAAGCGTTTCTTTCAGTTTCGATTCTGATCAATCCTCTCGCACCAACTGCAACACCAAACGCACCTTTACTGAAGGCACATCCTTGTTCATCGTCGCCACTGATCTCAGTGATCTGCGGAGAAGAATAAACATCAAACCCAGCGAACCTGGTAATAAATCCATTTAACACCACTTCTTCATTTAGTTTTGGATTATGTCCCCATAATGCTGTGGTTGTCGGTGCTGCCGCATTTTGTACTAATGCTCTAATACCTTTTGCGCCATACGTTTGTTTTACTCCAAGTGCAAGGTTCAGCGGTGCTACGGCTGAATTCGCGTTCAAGAGTCTCAAACAATCAAAAATATGGGCAATAGTCAGAGGCGTTCCGGCACCACACGCATCACTTGTCAAGCTACCTGCTGCAAACAGATTAGCAACATCGTCATCCAGTTTCGCAGATATTGAATTACCAATTACTGCACCGGCTGTATCAGACAGTTTTCCAGCACCATATCCCATGTCAGCAAGATCAGTTATATCCACTTGCATGACGTGTTCAGCAATAGTTGCTGTTCTGGCTGTTGTTGCCATCGCCTGCGCACTTGAATCTGCACCTTCAGATGGTGTGGATACATCCACCGCACCGGAAACTGTTACATCAACAAATTCAACAGACTTTGAACCTTGAACTGCTGATTTTGACATTATTAATGGAAGGAAAACATTTACCTTCCCGAAAGCAGCTACTGCATCACCGATCGTTTTTCCTAAACCACCGGCAACCGTACTCGTGGTAGATACTGCACTACTCCAAGCCATAATTAAATCTCCTTAATTATTTCAATTTTAAAAATTCAAGTTTCATACGATTTCTTCAGAGTACCTTTCCCAATCCCACGGAATACACCAATAGAATTAGAGGTAAAATCTCTGCCTTTGCTCCGCTTGTGATATCTTTCTTCAAGTGAGTTGCAGTAATCATCATAGTTCATCTTAGAGCCTTTGTAATAAGTGTCCTGGCTTCCGTCTTTATTCGTTACGTGGCACAGATCATTGTTGGGGTCTATATCAACCCCGAACGCCTTATGCCCACCATCGTTAATCTTAGGCTTGTTTTTTTTAATATGAATCCTACTCATAGGCAATCTTTATTCCTGATCCTTGTATCGTATTATTCGCCTTTTCATATCCTTTCGGATCTAAAGATGCCCATTCTTCAAATGAAGCATATCCGCCGAACGATGTCGGTGTGGAATTATCAACTGAAGCGGGATTTAGTTTCGTATTAGCTTTGCCTACATGAACCTCCAATTTGTCTAATGGAAGTCCATCGTATACCGCACGATCTTCTTCAGGCAATTTCGATAATAACGACTCTCGCCGGGTTGCCTGATAATCATCCCAAGCCTTTGATTTCTTTTCAGCAGAATCAAGTTTGGTTGTCATATCGGCCATAATCTTTTCGTATTCGCCTTTGCTTTCAAGCTGTTTAAGATTACGATCTTCGGCATCCTTCTTGATCTGTTTCTCTAAAGAATCAAATTTGACCTTGATGTCATTCTTTTCATCGACCAGTTCCTTAAATCGTGCGTATGGGACTTGGTCAACGGTCTGCTTCTCTTCGCTGGCAGTTTCAACGGTGTCCTGTTTTACGTCCGGGACTTCGACTTCTTGTGTGTCACTCATTTTTACCTCTTGTTTGAGTTAATTGAAATCTTCATTTTATTCAAAGTGAGTATTTTTTTGATATTTCACTTGCTAAAGAGTCCCATTCTTTTGCTATTTTCGCACTATTTTCCCAATTTTTTAACTTCAATGAGTCCCGATATTTTTCGTAAGCAGATTCTAACAATCCCCGATCTTTACTCTTTAAAAATGAGTCAACTGTCTCCAAATCTTTTTTAATACCGCTCGGTATTGGTAAATTTTTATCTCTCGCCAGAGTAGCTTCAGCAAAATATTCCTGATAATCTGTTCTTGCGTAAGGACTCACCTTTAATGAATCCGATTTTTTGAACTTTGTAAAGGATGGTTCTTTTTGTCTCGTAAGCCATAGAAAATGGTTTAGCTTTGCGTGTCCCGCTTCATGTGTTGCAATATCACCAATATTTTTTCCTAAGTTATATCCAGGCTTGGTAAATTTATTTTTAAACTTTAAATACTCTTCTGGTTTTAAATCCCATATTGGACCAAACAAAGATAGTCTTTGATTCTGCATCCTGTTTGGGATACCCATTTCTCTTGTTAGCTGAGTTACCCCAGCACTTTCACCAAAATCCCCGATTTCTGCAACAATCTCATCCATTTTAACGCCCAAAATGGCCTTGTCCCATCTCAACAAAAATTCATTAAGTGATTCCGTGTTATTTTTAAATTTTCTCAAATCAGTTTTTGATCTCATGCCTGGGTCTTTTGCCTTCACCATATTGGCTTCAACCCACTTTTCGGAATCGGATATTTTTTTATGTGTTCCGATCAATGATGGACTTGTAACATCATCTATTTTTTTCTTCTCCTTCACCAACGGCCTGTCAAGGTTCTCGCCTTTATAGGATGCCGGAACCAATACACATCGGCAGTTAGGACCGCAGATACTGAAGCCGGATGCCGGGAGTCCTAATAATTCAAAGAACTCCATCGTGCCTTCTTCACCGTGTTTTTCTTCGCAGTCTGGACAGACCTTACCATCACCAATGGACACCCACTGGAACCGCTTAATTCCCGCTTCAATGAACCTTCCGTTGGAACTTCCGTTTGATGAATATTCGATTCCGTTCTTGATGCTGCCTCTGATCTTGCTTCTGAATCCGCCGAACAATGGCCCGGAAATATCCAAATCATCCATCAACGTCTGCCGGATAGCACTGCTTGACATCCCGGATATCTTCATATTCGTGACCGCCTCTTCAATCGTCAGCGTGGTCTGAGCCGCTGCCATCCCAATCTGATTCGATATGATTAACTGCATATCAGGCACGGCGGATCATGTCCTCAATTCTTAATTCAACCATACGGACAATATCCTTTTCAGCATCATTACTGATCCCAAACCATTCTCTTTGCGGCACACCGATTCCTTCATTATGATAAAAACCGATTGCTTCTCTATCTTTGGCGATAGACACATTGGATTCCTGATTTGTCTTTTTTGCCCGTTTCGATATCCATGGACCACGTCCGCCCACGCCTTTAACTGAACCTCTGCCAATCATTCTGCCTGTATCGTATAAAGCACGAGTTGGATCAGATGAACCTTTGGCACGTTTTAATTCGATGGTTAATGCCGCCAGCGGTTTGATTGCACTGCCATTAATATCCAAACCATCTTGATTCTTCTTCACGATAT